TGTCCTTCTACGCCGTGATTTTCGCCGTACTTCTCGTCGGGCGATTTCATCAAATCGGCAACGTCCTCGCCGTGATTGGAGTCCTGAGCTGCGCTGCCATTTTCGCTGCCGAACTGGCTCTGCCGATTGCAATAAGGGAACGATGGGCCGAACTGACGCTCCTCCCGCACGGCATCTATTTCGCGCTGGGTGGCTTTCTCTGGATTGCCACGACGCGGGCTCTGAGGTCGGTAGAGTATGTGCTCATCGCCACATTCACCGTCGCTGCGATGTTCGAGATATCGGCTTGGGCGGACCACCTTCAGGTGCCTGCGCTGATCCCATGCATGATCTGGCTCGGGGCTACGCTCGCAGTGCACCTTGCCGCGCAACACAACACTCTGCTGATCGCACTTCTGCCGAACCGCGCTCCGAATTTCGTCCGCAACTTGGGGCTGGCAACCTATCCGCTCTACTTGCTGCACACCGCTGTCGGCGCCTCCACTATGAGCTGGCTGATTAGATCTGGCGTCAATCAGCATGTCGCTCTCGCGATCGGCATGGCCGCAGCGGTAGGAGCATCCCTGCTGGTAGCGCTACATGCCGAACCGGCTGTCAGGGCGTTGACCAGCAAGGTCATGACAGGGTTATCCCTTTCGTCACCGCCAAAGCCGCAGCATCCGCTAGAACAGAATTAATCTTGTCGGCGGGCGGATCGCGCATCAGGCCATAGGCTGCTATCTTGCCGTTAAGCGGGTTGGTCGCCGTCCCCCGAACGCCAAGCGTCAGAGGGGTGCTTGCCGAGATTGCCACCCAGCCATTCGTTATCGTTGTTGAAGCAGCCGCGACAATCGTGGTGCCATTCCGCAGAATGACGATCTGATCGAAGATTTCTGCGCTAACGAGATACCAGTTGCCCGGCGACAGCGTCAGACTGGTTGCCGTGACCGTTACAGCACCGCCATTGAAGGCGATGAATTCAAATTGGTTCGAGGCATTAACCCGAAAATGGAACTGGCGATTTGATCCGCCGTCGTCGCGGGCAGAAAAAATCTGCACGGCGCCCGTCGCGCTGATCGAAACGATAGCCCACATGAACAAGTGGCGGCTATTGAACCCCGCGCTGTGCGGTACTGATACAAGATCGTTCAATCCATCGAATTGAAGGCCCTGCGCAATCCAGGTTGGATCGTCGCTAGCCACAGATGCAGACTGCCCCAAGGTGCCGTTGCGCCCATAGCCACTACTGTCGGCCACTGTCTGGCCCGAACCAGCGTCGAGTTTTCCGTAAAACTGATAGAGGCTGCGATAACCGCTGCCCGCCTCGATCGCGTCCTGTGCCACCCACGAAGCGGTCGCACGATGATAGGCTTCGTAAACCTCGCGCTGCAGCACGGCCTGTATGATGTTGTCAGCGGCGACTTTGGACAAATAGCGGTGTTGGCCCGAAGGATTGGCCGATTTGACCGTATAGTTGTTGGTGTCGAATGTCACATCCTGCGGCGAGGAGAGCCCGAACAGCGCCCCCCCGCTCACCGGGTCCGTGCCAAGGCCGAAATGCGCGTAGAACGTCGCGATGTGGTCCCATACCGGCAGGGGGTTGTAATTGCCCTGAAACAGGTTGATTCCCCGCATGTTGGGGTCAGTGGATGTCGTAAATCCGTAATCCGTCGGCAGGTAGTTTAGGATTGTGTTTCCAGCCTCGTACCCCGCCCAAATCACCGGAATGCCAGCAGGAACATTTGCGCAGAAATACGCTGCTGCGGGCTGATCGGTATGAATGTTCGCTTCGGAAAAGGCCGCGTTGGTGAAATGGCCGCCCATGCAATAGATAGCGGCGCATTTTTGCGCGAGTAGCGCCTTGCCAGCCGCGTCAGCGAGCAAGCGGGCAATGCTGGTGAAGCCGCCGGTGATGATGACCTTGCATGTTCCATCAGCGCATTTGGCCAGCGCCTCCTTATAGACGGCGACCTCCGTTTGATAGCTGGTCCGAGACTTTGTCGGGTTGAACTGGTCCCGAACGGACTGGGTAAACACGCTCTGCGACCTAAGCGCAAAGGACGCAGGCGTCCCCGTTGTATCGACGACCGCGCCGACCGCAACATCGGTGTAGCCGTGAAACGCAAGCTGTGCCTCTACCATCGGCGCGGCATAGTCGTTCGCGCTAGTCACGACGAACGCCAGCAGTTTGGTGAGTCCGCGGTGATGATGCCCGCCGTTGATCGCGACGAGCGTGTTGAGGATGTCCCCCCCATCGCTATCGTTGTCGATATCATGGATAATGCCATTGGTGACGGGCGGGAGGGCGCCGCCACCCGTGTAGCCACTTGGCTTCTTGCGCTTTCCACCTGCTCCAAACCCGATTCGCATCAGCAGTAACCGATGATCACCATGTTGGATGGGGTGGAGGCCGTGACCTTGCTTACGACCATGTCGATGCGCTCGCCGGCATAGACCGGGTGCACGAACTCTACGCCGTCAACGGGCTTCAGGGTGATGGATCCGTCCGAACCTGCGCGGATGGCCTTGGTCAGCTTCGCGAGATCGCCGGAACCGGGTGTAATGATGAAAGCGTCACGCGACGGATCGTCGCGATCCGAGCGCTGGCTGGCAAAGGGATCGACTGGCGGCATTTGTCAGCTCCTCACTTGGGGTCGATGCCGACGGAGCGGCACCACGCGGCGACATCGAAACAGGGACACATTTTCAGCCACTCATGCGGCTCGACGACGCCGTCGCCGTCGCGGTCGGGCGACAGGTCACGGTGGCCGCGGATCGCCGCGCCGGGAAACTGGACAGCAAGCTCGTTGAGCAGCTTCTTCAGCTCGGCCTTCTGTTCGGGGGTGCGGGTGTCCTTCGCCTTGCCGTCGGCGCCGATGCCGCCGATGTAGCAAATGCCGATCGAGTCGGCATTGTGACCCTCGACATGGGCGCCGACCTCATCCAGCGCACGTCCCGTCCAGCGCTCGCCATTCAGGCCGATCACGAAATGATAGCCGATTTTGCGAAAGCCGCGGCGACGATGCATCGCATCGATGTCTGCAGCGGTGAAGGGTTTGCCCTCCACCGTGGCGGAGCAATGGACGGCGAGGCGAGTGATCTTGCGCATGTCGCGGTTTACCGCGCCGGGCGCCTCGCTCCCCCGTCCGCTCACGGACGCTACCGCCACTCTTCGATGGAAAAGGCCCACTTGGTTTGCGCGGCATCCTCGCGCTCAAAGGCCTCGAACTTGCGGAACAATCCGTAATGGACCGCCGTCGCCTTGGGCGGGGCGCTCGGCCCCTCGACGGCGACGATCGGCTTGCTCTCGCCCCGTTCGTCGGCGATCGCCCACAATTTGTCCAGCATGGTTTCGTCAAGGTCGACGAAGCGCCATTGAAAGGCGGTTTTCACGATGCCCGGATCGACGCCGAAGCCCCCGTCCGGATGCGCGACGACCCGCGAGGTGTCGATCGGCAGGCGGCCCGAGCCATAGGCATATGGCCATTCGACCGCGAGGCCCGCAGCCAGCACGCCGATCTGCATCGGCGTCGTCGGCTGGTTGACGACGATTCGGAAATAGCGGCCGGTGACCGGTGCCGGCAGGCGCGCGAACGCCGGATATCGGGTGCGGATATTCCCCGCCAGGCGCATGGCCTGGGCATTGACGTGGGTCGCGGTGACCGCCCCGCCGATCGCGGCGATGCTCTGGATCGTCCAGACTGCATCCGCCCGCGCATTCGTCGACCCGAGATAGAAGCAATCGACGTCCTGGGCGGACTGCAGGTCGAGGTCGATGGTCTGCGCGCCCGTGCCCGGCGCGATCCAGATCTCGCGCGGCGATGGCGTCTGCAGGTTAGCTACGCCGCTGCCCGGTGCGGTGATGTTGGCCACGATCGGCCGAAAGAGCGTCAGGCCGGCCACTACATCCTCCTCAATACGGTCAGCTTCGTCCCGCCGTCGCCGTCGATCTCGTCGGCGCCCAGGACGAACACATCGATCCCCGCCGAATATCCGCCCTTGTCGGCGCGCAGGGTCACCACCTCGCCGATCAGCTCGAGGTGAAGGCCGGGAATGCGCAGCACCTCGACCGCGAGCGGACCAGGACGGAAATCAAGCTGCCGATCGGCCTCGATCGCGGCGTCGGCCGCAAAGGCAATCGGACTGGAAATGCGCGTATCGATCGCAAGCGAGCCCCATTTGGCGGCCGCCGCTGCGTCGGCCGCGACCGTGGTCATTTCCTCGCTCTGCAGCCAAGCCGCGAAATCGCCATCGACGCTCATGGCCATCCTTCCTCGATGTCGACCGCCGCCAGCTCGACGACGTCCGTGGCCGCATCGATCGCCGCCTTCAGCGCCACGCCGTTCGCATGGCAGGCGGAAACATGCAGGCCCACCGCCACACCGGCGGCGATCATCGCCGCGGCGTCATGGGTGACGCTGCTGTTATCGGCCATCGTCCAGTCGATCGCGAAGGGTTGACCCGCCGCCTGCGCGATCAGCGCCATCGTGACCGACCCGTTCACCTTGCGCTGGCTGTCGGCGTCGGTGTCCATGCGACCAAGCGGCGTGTCGCAGCCGGAAAACTCCGCACGATCACGGCGGCGGCGCAGGGCTTCGCGCATCTCGATCTTCGCAATCGAAAAGACCAGCGCCGGGTCGATCGTGCGCGCGCGCAGCTGCAGTGTCCCGTCGAGAAAGGTTTCGAGCGTCTCGATATCCTCGTCGCCCATGTAGCCGATGACCGCCTGCCCCTCGTCGGGCTGGAGGCTGATCGTGCTCCCCGAGGTGACACGCTGAATCGTCTCGCCGGTCGCAATGTCGACAAGGAAGGCCTGAGCGGTCATTTGCTGAAGAACCTGCGCACGCGGATCGAGCCCGACGTGATGGTCCAGTTCGTGCCCGCTGTGCCGTCGCCGAGGCTTTGCGCGGCCTGCTGGAAGGCTTTCATCCGAAAGTAGAGAGAGCCGACACCGGGATTGGGGAATTCGATCGAGAAGGAGTAAGTCCCCGCCGGTGCCTGTTGCTGCGTGCTCGGTGTGACCTCCTGCACGGTGGTCCAGTTCGTGTTGTCGGGGGAGGTCTCAAGCAGGATGAAGGCGCGGTTCGAGCCCGCCGTTATCACAACGGAGCCATTGACGAAAATCGTGTCCCCGGCGTTGTTGATCGTTATCGCAGGGGTGGCGACCACGATGGCTGTGCCAGTGTTCGGGGCGTTGAGAACGACCGGCAGGTTGATCGCCGAGCCCTGGGTCGCGGTGGCTGAGGTGTTCAGCGCTCCCGGCACAATCGCGGGAAGGTCAACCCCCTGATCGGTCGCGAAATGGGCAGCGAGAATGGCGTTGATCGAGGCAATATCCCCGAGAACCTGAGTCCATGCGCCCGAATTCCATTGCCAGAGCTTCTTCGGCGTGGGCTGATACCACATGTCATTATCGAAGAAGGTGCCAGCCGGGGTAGTGTCGGAACGGATCGCAACCGCGTCGCGGCCGGGCTGGCCGACGGCGGCGAAAGCAAGGATGCGGCCGAAGTAATAGTCGCCCGAGTTGAACGAAGTGTCCAGGAAGAGGGTAAGGTTAGGCGTCGGCGAACTATTGGTGAAGAATGCCACGCCGTTCTTGGAGTAGACGACACTTTTACCGTTGTAGGTGACGGTGAAGACGTCGCCGATCGACGCCGGTGCACCCATGTCGTGCACCATGCTGTTGCTCTGATAAACCTGCACCGTGGATCCGCCCGCGATATAGATCGCAAAATCCAGCGAGGTGTAGCTTGCATCGGTCGTCGGGTCGGTATTGAGGCCGACCATAAAGCCGCCAAGGTTGTCGACAACGAAGCTGACAGACGCGCCGCCCTTGAAGCTCTCGGTCGAATGGATCGAGCCATTCCAGCCGGCGACGGCAGGCGTGCTGATCAGCTTGTTACCGGCAAGGATCGCGTTGGCCTTTACGGCAAGCCCGAAGTTAGGTGGCCCTGCATAGGGCGACCAAGCGTAATCGGCAGGATTCGTGCTTTCGACCGCCGTCGTTTTGCCGGTTGCGATCCCTTGGTAAACCCGGTCACCCGGCGCGCCCGTCGTGAAGTTGAAGCTGCCGTTATCCGCGTCGGCATAGGCGTACCAAGTATAGAAGGTCGTACCATTCGCGCCCGGCGCGCCCGGCGCGCCAGGCGCACCTGCCGCGCCGGGAACACCATTGGCGCCGTCTTTGACGAGCGAAATGCTGACCTGATCAAGGATCGCACCGCCCGCGATCGATGCCGTGATTGTCATCGATGTAGCGGTCGGGACGGCCGGCGATCCGTGGGTCCGCGCCCAAAGGATGATGTCGCGAGCATCGGCCGCTGAAATCGCCCGACTGTCGCCCGTGCCGGTCAGCCCGGTGACGGCGCCGGTCCCAGATCCGTGAATGTTGCCGGCCTGATCCTTGACCTCCCAATATGTCAGGTCGGCGGTATTCTGCCGCACCGCCTTCAGCTCGATTGCAGCGGTGTCGATCAGCGCGCCCGCCGCGTCGACGCTCACCGTGTTGCGGCTGGCAGAAACCTTGACCGCGTCCAGGATGGCAACAGAGATCTCGCTCGCTTGATGGATCTGGTGATTGCGCCGATATCCCAGCTTGCGCGATTTGACCGGGGGCAGCTGCCTTTCACGGCCGATAAACTGCGCTTCAAAGCTCGCGACAGGCGCCTTCCACGCCCATTCGCCAACGCGGATCGTCCCGTCGGGCTGCAGCACCCAGAACAGCGATACGCCGAGGAACAGCCGGTCGATCGCCTGCGCGACCGTGTCGCTGGTCGACGCGATATGCAGGCCGACAGTCGCCGTGCGCAAAGCATCGGCCGCCGCCTGATCGTCGATCGCCGGACCCGCGACCGCGGTCAGCATCCGCGCCGCGATCGCTACGGCCGTGTCGGCATAGCCGCCCGCCGTCTCGCCGCGAATATCGGCGGTCAGCGGTCCCGCGGGCTGCGTCCACCATTTGGCGCAGGCGATCGACGGCGCGACGACACCCCCGCCTGCAGGCGCGGCGGCGGCCTGCAGCGCGGCAAAGGTCGCCGCTATGCTGCCTTGCCATGCCAGCACGGTGATGGTCCCTGCGCGCCCCATATCGCGCAGCGCGTCGAACGCCTGCCACGGCTTCGACGGATCGCCGAACTCATAGATATTGTTGACCTTGTCGAGCAGGCGGCCAGGAATATTGAACAACTGGCCCCAGCTCCGGCGCTTCTCGCGCCCCGCCGCCTCGGCCGGCCCCTCGATCCCTCCCGTCCCGGCAAAGCCGGTGCCCAGGATCGGCTTGTCGAGCAGCTTGCCGGGGTCGGTGATCGCAAAGGCGAGCTGGCCCTCATTATTCGCGACCCCCGCGATCGTGCCCGTCAGGCGGCGGGCGAGCGCGCCCAGCTCGTCGCCGGCATCGATCAGGATCGACGCATCGCGCCAGTACAGCGCCGATAGCGTCTCGATCAGCGTCGTATCGCCGGGCATGAACCCCAGCTCACCGTTCGTCGGCACCGTGCCGCCTGTCCAGCCATTGTCGTCGAATCCGAAGGCGGCGCGAAAGCGCGGCATTGCGACGACGCCCGCCCGATAATGCTCGCCGCCACGATAATAGGCGGTTTCGGTCCCGCCGCCCGCCAGCCGGACCACCGACTCGGCGCCGGTCGCGATCACCCGCGGCCGCGCTTCGATGAAACAGATCTCGCTGCTCAAAGGTCGACGCTCCGCGCGATCGAGGCGCGCGCCTGGACGGCCGAGGCCGCAATGCCCGCAGCGCCTCCAGACCGCAGCAGCGTGCGGATCTCGGACAGGATGTCGTTGCCCTCGTTGGTCAGCTGGTTTTGCGTCTGCATCGCCTTCGCGGTGTCGACGGTCGCCTGCTGCGCCGCGCGGATGCGCTCATTCTCGGCCGCGATGATCGCCTCGGCCGTGCTGATCGCGTTCGCGCGATCGGCTGCATATTCGCCGCCCGCGGTGCCATAGGCTTCGCGGCTCGTCTCGACCAGGCGGCGCTGCAGCTCGGCCAGCTTGTCGGCCGCGCCGTCGACACCCTTCTCGGCATCGGTTTTCGCGGTCGCGATCTCGGTCAGCAGCTTCGACCGGCGATCGGCGGCCGTGCCCTCGAACAGGTCACCGAACTTCAGGTCATCCAGCAGCGACTGCAACGACCCGACCCTCGACGCCAGGATCTGTTCGACCAGTTTGGCGCGGTCCTCGGCGTTGCGCGCCTCGATCTTGGTGACATCGAAGCCATATTGCGTCGCGATCCGGACGCGCTCTTTCGCCTGCGTCTCGAATTCGCGGAACTGCCGCTCCAGGGCGCCGCCGAGCCCGGTGACGATTTCCTCGACCTCGCGGACCTTCAGGGCTTCCTTGACCGCCTTGTCGATGTCGCTGCTCGATTTCAGCGCCTTCATCACCGCGGCCGATAGCCCCTTGATGCCGCCGTCGCCGATCGCGTCGAACGCCGCCGCCATGACCGCGGCCTCGTAATCGTCGTTGAAATCGAGCCCGCCCTGGCTTTTCTTCAGCCTGCCGCGACCGGTCGGGTCGACGTGCCAGCTATCGCCGCTCTTGCCGATCGAGACGGAAAAATTGCCCAGCTCGCCGCCGAGCTGGTCGGCGATCGACTTCAGCACGCCCTGCACCGATTCGGCCGCCTCGCCTGCGGCCTGCTGGTATTTCTTGCTGCCGGTGATGACCGCGTCGCCGTCGGCGCTGGTGATGGTGGCCGACGCGCGCGGGGTTTTCTTGAACAGCCCGCCGACGAAGCCGCCGAGCACCGAACCGATGATATCGCCACCGGGGATCGGCAACGCGGCGCCGATCGCGCCGCCCACCTGGGCCCCGGTGGTGCTCATCTTCAGGCCCAGCGCCTTGCCGATGCCGGCGACGAAGGTGCCGGTCTGCGCGCCCTCGAATGCGCCGCCCAGCTTTTCCTTCAGCTTGTCGGGCAGGCCGGGGAATTCCTTCAGCGCGCCCAATATGCCTCCGACCGGCCCCGCGGTCAGATAGCCGGCGACGCCGCCCTGCAGGGCAGGCGACAGCTTCTGGAAGAATTTCGCGCCGAGGAACTGGTCGAACAGCTTGGCAAAGGGGTTGTAGATCGCGCCCGCTAGATCGCGCAGGAAATCGGTCTGCTCCTTCATCACCTGCCCGCCGATCGGCCGCGCGCGCGATCCGGTCACCACGATCTCGTCGCCGGCCCCGGCCTGCTGCGCGCCCGAAAAGACGTCGAGGAAGGATTTGGCGCCCTTGCCGATCGACGTGGGCGCAACGGTGCCGTTGATGCGCGCGGTCGCGCCGGCCACCGCGTCGGTGAAGAGCTTCAGCGCCGCCGACGACTTGCCCACCCCGCCTTCCAACCCGTTCACCTGCTTCGCCAGATCCTCGATCTCGCGATCGAGCGGCGATTTGCCGCGAACCTTCTTTTCCAGCGCGCGCAGGCTGTCACCGAACAGGCTCTCGACGAGCAGGCGGCCCTGCAACTGTTTGATCGACCGCTCGATATTCTTGAAAAAATTGCCCGCGCTGCCGCCGCTGAACAGATCCTCGAGCGCGCCGCGCAGGTCGCCGATCGACGTCATATAGATCGAGATGATGTCCTGACGCTTCGCGAGCAGATCATTGATCCGTTCCTCGGCCGCAACCGTCTGCTCCACGCCTTCGCGAACCTTGGCCGTGATCGGGACGCCTCGTTCCTGCAGGGATTGGATCTTCGCCAGCACCTCCGCTTCGCGCTCGCGGCCCGCAAGGATCAGCAGCTGCTGCTCGCGCTGTTCACGCGCAGCGCGGATCATGTCGTTGAACGGCCCATTGACCGTGTCGGCCGCCACGATCTTCAGCTCTTTCGCCCGCGCGACGAGCTGCTCCCAGTTCGGCGGCTTGCGCTCGCTCAGCACCGCGATCACGCCGTCCAGCTCCTCGATCGCGGTCTTCGCTTTGACGATCCCGTCGGGTAGCGGGACGAGCCGCTGCTGGATATCGTCCAGCGGCTGGGTCAGGCCGGCCATCACCGCCTCGCGCGCCTGCTTGGCCTCGCCGATCAGCTTTTCAAACGACGGCGGCTTGCGCTTGCCCAGATCCTCGATCAGCCCGTCGAGCTGGCGAAGGTCGGTAAACGCCTTGTCCAGCCCGCGCGGTGCCGGATTGTAACCGTCTGCGATCCGCGCGATCTTCTCGGCCGCGCTGTCGCCGAAATTGGCGAGTGCGTTGGCGCCGCCCCCCTTGGACGGCGTGCGACCCTTCGGCCCCTTGGTGCGGAATTCGGTGGCGAGCTTGCCGCTATCGAGCGACTGCTCGATCAGGTCGGCCGCGCGACGATTGAGCTCGGCGACGGCGCCGTCTCGGAACGCTGCCGTGACCTCTGCCTGGTTGAAGCCCGTTCCCTTGAAATCGATGCTTTCGGTCATCTTGACCGCATCGGCGCGCGTGATCCGACCGGCCTCGACTCCCCCGGCGATCATGCCGAGTTGCCGCCGGTTGGCGAGGATGTTCGAAAACTGCTTGGGATCGGCGCCGTACTGCTGCGAACCGACAAATTGGCCATAGAGCCGCGCGCTGTCGAGATTGCCCGGATTGAGCAGGCGGTCGGTCGCGCTGCGCGCATTCGCTTCGGCCTTGGCGGCATCGGCGCGCAGGCTGATCGCCTGCAGGCGGGCGTTGATGATCAGCAGCTCGTTCTGGGTCTTCAACTTGCCCGATACGCTGTCGAAGATCTGGCCGAGCACCGACTGCGCCGAGGCAAGGCCGTTCGCACCGGCCTCGGCGGCCGCGCTGGCATCGGCGTTTTCGAACAGCTTGGACGCGAGCGCCGCGGCGAGCGGAATGCCGACGCCCAGGGCGATGCCGAACGGCCCGCCCATGAAGGCTGCGAATTTGGCGAACCTGCTGGATGTGCCGTTGACCTCGCCGCCGAGCAGCGCGATCGCGCCCTGCATCTGCGATGCCTGCTGCGAAAAAGCGCGCAAGAAGGGCGTGCCGCCCTCGATCTGGATGAAGAAGTCCTGGAACTGCTGGCCGATCTGCATCTGGCCGGCGCGATTGCGCGCCTGCGCCCGTGCGATCGCGTCGGCCGCCTCCTTTTCGGCGCGGGCGGCGGCCTTGGCCGCGCGCTCCTGGTCCTTTCGCGCGCGCTCGACCTCTTTCGCCGCGCGCGCGGCTTCGCGATCGGCGGCGGCAGTGGTCGCCGTCGCGGCCGCAGCGCCGCGCGCCGACGACGCGAGCTGGTCGAGCCCGCCGGCTGCGCCCCTGGCGCGCTGCTCGGCGGCATTCAGCTGCCCGACAAGCCCGTCGTCGCGCGCCCTGAGCCGGGCTTCAAGAACCGTTTCTGCGCTCACCGGGCCGCCTCTGCGAACGTCTCGAGCGCGGCATGCTCCATCGCCTGCAGCGCGGGCAGCGTCGTCGGGGTGATGTCGATGCCGGCCAGATCAGCCATCGGCCGCACCGCGGAATAGTCCAACCCGGTGCGCAGGCCCGAAAAGGGGTGGCGATGCCATTGGGTGCCGAGCGCAAAGAACAGCGCGACGACGGGCGCATCGTCGGCGTGGATCTCGACCTCTTCCTCGGTCGGCCGCGGGCCGGTCAGGAAGCGTTCAGGAATTTCGGTCAGCTGCGTTACCACGTCGTCGGCCTTTTGCCTTCGGCCGCCACGCCCCGAGGCCCAGGCGCGGGCGACCGCCCTCAGTTTCCCTTGCGGCGCTCCGGCTCGCCGCGGCGGACCTCGCGGAACGCCGTCGCCACGCCCCATGCGAAATTCGGGACGCGGAGCAGGCGCCCCAGATTTTCCGGATTGAACGGCAGCGAGGATCCGTCCTCGTCCAGCACGTCCTTCCAATCGACCATCATGCGCTGCACGAACGGAACGAACTGCGCGCTCAGCGGCTTGTCCGCATTATCCGCTGCATCGCCCAGCAACGCGGGCATCATGTCGGTTTCAAGCTGCTTGAACTCATCCTCGTCCAGGATGACGAAGCGGCCCTGGATCTCGTTGGTGACGATCTCGCCCTCTTCGGTCACGCCGTTGAAGCGGATGGGCCACCATGCATGGGGCTTCGATACGATCTTGTATGTCAAGGCGGCCTCCTGTCGGTTAGTCGGGGGATGTTCGGCTCCCCCGTGCCGGACGCTGGTCGCCGCGGGACTGCTGGCGCGACCTCTCCGGTGTGCCGTGGCCTCGACCGGAAGCCGACCCGAACGTCAGCTCCCGGCGTCAATGGCCGCTCGGGCGGTGGTTATTTCGCGACGATGATCAGATCTTCCTGCCCCGGCCCGACGGTCAGCAGTAGGTCCAGATCCCACATCAGCTTCTTGTCTTCCTCGCGCTCGGTGATCGCGGTCACCTGGGTGTGCGCGCATCCGATCTCGATGATATTGCCGGCGACCAGGCCATGGGTGCCAGACAGGTCGACGATCGCGCTCGATCGCAACGTCTGCAGGAAATTCTTGGTCGCGACCGAGGGCGCCTCGATCGACAGGCGGCCCGTGATGCCGTGATCGCCGCGGTTGACGTAGCGCGCCCCGATCAGGGCGCGGACCTTGGCGTCGAGGTTCGCGTTCAGCTCAAGGCTGCGCGTGATGCACGCATAGCCGTCCAGCTCGATCAGCGTATTCTCGAGGTTGCACTCGACCGGGTCTTTCCACCGCGTCAGGGTCGCGGCGCCGGGCGCGTTGACGTCGAACGGCGTCGCGGCCGGCAGCATGCCGACATAGGCAAAATTGAGGAAAGGATAGGCGCCCGCGGTCCAGTTGATACCGAAGGTGCCGCGCGAACCGAGCGCCTTGCGCCGCTGGTTGCCCATCCAGTGATAGTGGGTCAGCGACGACTGTGCCGCGCTGGCGGCGGCAAACTGCTGGGTCGCGCTCGTCGTCGCGACGAGCACCGGAGCGGCCATGCCGCATCCCTCAAGCAGCTCCATCCACGGCGGCGCGGTGCCCGCGGCGCCGGAACCGGCCATTTCGGTTTCGAAGCGGATCGACTGGCGCTCGTTTGTCGAAGCCTGCGGCGTTGCGCCGAAGCTGCCGCTGTCGAGGTTGCGCTGCAGCGCGTCGACCTCGACCGGCGTCGCCGAGAAGTTGCGCGTCAGGATCGCGTTGGCGGCAAGGGTCGGCGCGGCGTCGGTGCCGTAAACCGTCTCCTTTTTCGAGGTCAGGACTTTGACCGCATCAACCATTGTCATTCTCCTCTTCGGCGGGGATCAGCGCCGGATCGACTTCGATGCCGGCATCGGCCAGCCAGCGCAGGCGCGCCGGGCCGGAGATCGGCAAACCCCATTGGTCGAGCGCAAGCCCGGTATCTTCGTCGACCGGCATCGGCCGCGTCGGATCGCCCTGGGTGGCTTCGGGCTCGGCCGCCGCCGGCTTGCCCTTCCGCCCCTTGCCGCCCGTCGCGGTGGGCTGGGTGTCGACGATTTCTTCGTCGCCGCTTGACTGGGGCGCGATATCGGTGCCACCTTCCGCCATCAGCTCGTTCCTTTCCTGAGTCTCCACGCCGTCCTAAAGTCGACGGCCCACGCGACCCCCCACCCGTCAGCGGACAGGAGCGACCCACCCGCATAGTTGACCGGCCCCGCGGCGTCGGGGTGCGTCCAGCCGATCAGCGCATCGATCACGCGGCGCTCTTCTTCCTCGAGCTGGCGCGAGATGCCGCCCTCGACGCGCACTGCCGGCTTCACGACGATGACGACGCGGAATTGTGCCTGGACGCGCTGGTCATGGATTCCGGTCTGATCGCTGTCGCGCGGCGCGGCGTCGCGCGCGGGAATGACGAAATAGGCCGGACTGATCGCGGGCGCGTTCTTCAGACCGGCGAATTCGATCAACCCCTCGACCTTCTTGCAGCCACGCGCCTCGAGGCGATCGACGATCGGCGCCGCCGCGATCATGCCGATGCGCCCTGGCCGAACGCGCGGAGCAGGTGGCGCACGAGAATACGGTCGATCCGCATGATTGCATCGTCAGAGAAGCCGAGGAACGATCGCCGCGGCATCGTGACGCTGGCGCGATAGCCGAAGGGCGTCTTCAGCGCCTTGCCGACTTTGGCGCGAATCGTGCCGCCCCACTGGTGGATGCGGCCATAAATCGCCGGACCGCCCGTCTGATACACGCCGACGGCTGCGAAATCCTCGCCGCTCTGGCGCTCGAGCGCGTTGAACAGGTCGCCGCTGTCGAACAAGGTCTTGCGGCCTTCCTCGATCGCCGCGGCGGACTTTGCCCAGGGAATGCCCAGCGGATCATGCTCGCCGCGGAAATTCTCGAAACTGTCCTCCAGCATCACTTCGGAGGCCTCGGCCATCGGCGCCGACAGGTCGACCGCCGCCGCCTTCATCCGGCGCAGCGTCGGCGCCAACACGTCGAGCGTCTCGATCTCGAGGAGCAGGCCGCCGCTCATGGTCAATAGTCCGAAAGGCCGTTGGCATAGCGCCGGCCACCCGAGTGATAGGACACGGTACCGCCCTCGGTCGGCGCCGTCGCCGCGGGCACGCCGGGCAGGCTCGACTTGCCGTCCTCGACCCTCTCGAGCGCGCGCAGCGCGAGCTTGGCCGGACCGTCGATGCCTTCGGGCGCCCCGTTCGGATACAGGCTGGCTCGCGCAATGTCGCCGATCCACACTTTGACGATCTGTGGTACGTCGACCAGCGGCAGCGCGTAACGGCCCGACAGCGGCGCCTCGACCTTTGCCTGCGCGGCGATCAGTGCGCCTACGAGCAGTTCCTTGCCGATTCGGCCGTCGCCGCGCTCGTCGGTCATGCGGACAGTCTCGTCCAGGCCGAAGCGATCGACGAATTCCGCGATTGACAGCATCGGCGCGCCGCCGTCGGGCATGGCCCAGGCAAGATCGAGGACAACGACCTCGACCTCTTGCTGCACGCGCGCGCCGCTCGCATCGTCGACCGTCACGGTGATCAGGTAACGTTCGCCAGCCGAGCCGCCTTCGACGATCAGCGTCAGCGCACCGGCGAACAATTGACCCTCGGCCTCGACCGGCTGCGCGCCCGATACGAGCCCGCGATCCACGACATCGATCGCGACCAGCGCGCTGATCGTCGCGATCCCGCCGAACTCCATCGGCAGGCGTGACACCTCGACGGGCTGTTTGACGATCAGTTTCATCGGCCGTTCAACCATCCTGAAAAGCGGGTGAAGACGTGGGCGAGCGCGGCGGCGACGGTATCGAGGAACAGCCCGCCCAGGACGAGCGGCCACAGCAGGACGGCGCCCACGCCCCACGCGGCCAGCTCGGCGCGATCCGCCCTGGGCGCGACCGCCACGCCGATTGCAACGATCGCGGCCAGCGCGGTCGAGATGCCGAGATAGAGGAGCCCCAGCGCAACCATTCTACACCCCCGACAGGGGGTAGAGGGTCAGCGACCAGGCGAAGGCAAAGCCGAGGATCCATCCGATCGCGCCGAGCAGTGCGATCAGCACCCCGACCAGGAAGATCGCCAGCCCCGCTTCGAACAGCGGGGCATAGCCCCACGGCGCGGCGCGGATCACCGGCAGGGCCATCAGGATGACGCCCGCCAGCATGATCACGGCGCCGATGTTGGAAACCAGCGCCGCCACGAATTACGACTTGGTCGCAGTGGCGGGCTTGGCGGCGGCGGTCTTCTTGGCCGCCGGCTTCGCCCCGGCGGGCTTGGCCGACGGGGCCGGAGTGGGCGTCGGAGTGGGCGTCGGGGTCGGGGTCGGCGTCGGAGTCGGAGTGGGCGTCGGAGTGGGCGTCGGAGTGGGCGTCGGGGTCGGGGTCGGCGTCGGAGTCGGAGTGGGCGTCGGGGCAGGAGCAGTTTCCGTGGCGGACTTCGTCTCGGCGGCGGGCGGCGTTACGTCCGCAGCGGCAACAGGCGCCGCAGGCGTTTCGATGACCGGTTCGTCGACATCGCCATCATCCTGGGCATCGTCCTCGACGGGCGCGTCGACAACCGCACCGCCGCCGATCGCGCCCGCGATCTGCAGCTCGGCCGCGACCTTGGCGCTGGTGATCACGATCGTGTCGCCGGGCTTATAGGTCTCGCCGTCGTGATCGAGGCGCTCGAGCACCGGGAAATTTCCATCAGCCAGAGGCTCGGCTGCGAAGAGATCGCCACCGATGATGGTCGACGACAGAATGGCGGGCTCGCCTTCCGCGCCGATCACGCCGACAATCAGAAGGTCATAGGCCGTATCGGCGTCGTCGATCTCTACGATATCGCCGGGGCCATAGGATTTGCCATTGTGGTCGAGGCGTTCGAGTACGGGGTAGCTACCCATTGAAAATCTCCCATGAAAGCGAAGGGGAACCGGGTCGGGAAGAAGAAAGGGGCACCGCGCCTGACGCGGCGCCCCTTTTTGGATCGACAGCGCGCGCGGCGCCGCCGATCAGGCGAAGGCGTTGTTGAAGAAGTAGCCGGCGTCGTTCGCGACGATGCGTTCCTTGACGCTCTCGCCGGTACGGCAGGCCGTGCCGCCCCGCATGCCAATATTCTTGTCTTCCCACTGGGCAGCGATGCGGTCGCCCCACTGGAAGGTGGCACCGAACTGCAGCGCGCCCTTCGCTTCGGGAACCGGCGCCTTGTGGGTCAGCGCCAGATGCTTGCCCCACAACCGCGTCAGCGCCGGAGCCTGTCCGCGCTTGGCCGAGTTGCTGCGCGAAGCGCCGACGACGACTTCGTCGACCTCGAACAGCTCGGCCACGGCCTGGCGCGTCACATTGCCCTTCTTTGCGCCGGTGCCGAGCACCGCCTCGACGATCTCGGGGTGCTGGCGGAACGAAGTCCACCCCTCCTGACCGAACACCATCTGGTTCGGGCGGACGAGCGGAAGGTCCAGCGCCTCGTTGATCTTCTTGATCGGCGTGCTGTTGGCATAGTCGCTGAACTGCGACGTGCCCGAGAGCGTCTGGCGCAGGCCGGCGTTGTAGTTGCCGTTGGTGAACACCAGACCGGCTGCGCGCGCCTCCCGATCGAGGGCGATCAGTTCCTGAAGGAACTCGACTTCGCTGCCCAGCGGATCGTAACGCTCGTCGGCGTTATCCTCGTCGGCCTTGGGGATGCCGCCATCGAGCGCATAGTCGAACGTCGAGTCGGTCACCTCGGTCGCCTCGAGGTTGACCTCGTTCGGCTTCGACCGGCGCCCGACCAGCGTGTCGGGGATGTTGAAGTACTGATCCGACGCATACTGCAGGAAGGTGAACTTCTGCTTGCCGACGCGCACGCGCGGCAGCACCTGGTCGGCGATATAGGCCGCATTCCTGTAGGCGATGGCGATCGCGGTGAGGTGCGGATCGATGGGGTAGGCGGACAGAGACATAGTCGCTCCTCAATTGAACGGGATCGGAAAACCCCGGCGCCGAAACGCCGGGACGGGATCAGCCCTGGATGCGCCCAGGGAAGATGGTGCAGCTGCCGATGTCGCCGAGCACGCCCGACACCATCGCCTGCCCGATGATCGATGCGTTGACGCCCGCGCCCGGCGCGGCCGCGACCGCGCGGCCGACGCCATCGGACGTCAGATAGTCGCCGCGGGTGACGGCGCCGCCGTATTCGACCTCGGCAATGCCGCCGATATGGATGTCGCAAGGCTCGCCGATCGCCGCGTCGATCTCCGACGAAATGGCGAAGATCTTGTCGGTCGAGGCCGCGCCAACGAGGACCGCGTTGTCGGCGGCGCCGAACTTGACGATGCGGCGTCGCGGCACGGCGGCCTCTGCCCTGGAATTCTTGGTGAGGGTGGTGCTCAGGCCAGCCATCGGATTATGCTCCCTTCTTTGCTTTTTCGGTGACGTGACGGACGGCGCGCGCCGTCGAGATCGGGCGACCCGCCTTGGCTTCGCTCTCGGCAAACGAGGCGGCCTCTTCGGCGATAGCGGCGGGATCGAGCTCGCCGATCGCCTTGCCGTCGTCGGCCGCGGCCTCGCCCAGGCTGACGAGCGGCTGCGCCGCATCGAGCAGCTTGACCAGCGCATCGCGCGGCGTCAGCTCGGCGCCTTCGCCAAAGCTGATCGTGTCGGCGTTCGATTCGCCCAGCGCGTCGAGCACGCCGATCAGCAGATCCTTGCCCTCGGGCTTGATCTTCGCGGCGGCGAAAAGCCCCTCGGCAAAGCTGACATTGGCGTCGTGACGATCCGCCGCGGCCTTTTCGTTGGCCGCATCCTCGCGCGCCTTGATCGCGGCCTCGCGGTCGCTGAGCGCCTTCTCGCGCTCGGCGAAGCTGACTTCCTTATCCTTGCTTTCGCGATCTTTGTCGTTGCTGTCCGACATGACATTCTCCTGTTCGAAGGTGACGAGGGGGCCGACATCGCCGTCGGCGAAGCTCACCGTGCCCAGGCCTTTGACCGAGGGCGGGTGCGCGCCGAGGAAGCCGACATGCTTCAGGTAATATTCGCCCGGCACCGGGTTGTTGGCGTTGGCGGGCGGATAGAATTGCGCGGAGATCTTGCGATAGCGCCCGGCATTGACAGCCTCGGCGAACGCCGGCTCGGTCAGCTTTGGATCCGGATAGGCGACAACCTCGCCATCCTCGATCGCCAGACGATCGACCCAGCCATAGGCCGGATCGTTGAGCTTGGGATGCCCGACGACCAGCGGCGCGGGGTTGGCTTCGGCGTTATAGCTGGAGACGATGCCCGCCAGCTCGGCTTCACCGAAGGTGATCTGGTCGCCCTCGACCGACGTGAACGTCCCTTTCCGGAATATCCGGATCGGCTTCAACGGCTTGTCGGTGGCGGTTTCAATCGTCATGCCCCGGACTTAGGCGGGGGCGGAACGGCAAGGGGGCGTCCGCCGACGGACGCCCCCTTGCTTTCTGGGTCGCGAGCTATCGCTTAGCCCGTCATTTGCCGCAGTGGCAAGAGCAGCAAACCGATGGAGGTGATCATGTAACCGACATGACGGGTCGCGGGTTCATTCCACTTGCCCGAAATTTGCCGTGGGCACGATGCCCAAGGGGGTCTTCGGCAAAAGATGCGGATTTATCCGTCCGCGACCCCGATGCGCTGTACGGGCCTTATTTCGGCAGGTCAGAATGCTCGCTTCGGCGCAGGGTCGATCGAACACTTTCCCTTGTCGGTCGAATCGATCATCCGGATGGTCCTGACGGCGGTCAAGTCTACGCGGCTGATCGCATAATCCAGCATCTTGTCCTTGAACAGCAGACGGTCCGCGGTGAACGTGCCGGGCAATCGCTGATTGAAGCCAGTCGACGGCACGAACACATCGACGGTCCCCGCCGCCTCGTCGGCCGTGATCTTCACCTCCGACCTCGCGCCGCCATCGCTGACGAACGTGCAAGTCATATAGGCGGGCGCGGCGATCGCCTGGGCGGGCAACGCGGCCGCAGAGAGCAGGAACAGGCTGAAGACTCTCGGCATAAACACCCCTAAACTCGCTTTATGACCGCGACGACGCGGCCGACAACATGGATCTCGCCGTCGTGAACGATATCGTCGGGAACGCTCGGATTGTCGCTCTTGATGACGATCGCGCCGCCCGGCTTCGCCGACAGCCGTTTGACCATCCCCATTTCGCCGATGGCGCACACCCATATCAGATCCGCGAAACTCGGCGTCTTTTCCGACAGGTCGATCAACATGATGTCGCCGTCGTCGATCGTCGGCGACATCGAATTGCCGCGCCCCGGCGCGAAACGCAGCTGGCTTGGCGGCGCCTGCGTATAGACGCGCAGCCAGTCCAGCGCAAAATACCGGACAGTTTCCTTGACAGGCCCACCGTCGATGAACGTCGCACCCATGCCGTAAGCGAGGTTGATTTCGTTGATGGCGACGACACCGGCCATGTCCTCCGATGGTTCGGCCACATCTTCGTCAACGTCCTCTACCACCAGGATGAAGGCCGGACGCACCTTCAGCAGCTCGCACAATTTCTCGAAGGTTCCGACCGTTGGCGTCGCTCGCCCCTGAAGGATCTCGCTCAATGATTGCCGCTTGATCCCCACCAATTCCGCCACCGAACCCACGGGGCCGTAGGCCTTGACGGCCTCTTTCAACCTGTCCGCGGCATCCTGCGACCAGCCGACGACGCGCGCCCGCTCATTTTTCGGTTGACCTGTCATTTTACCGGTCATATTGACAAGTCGTCATGCAGAACGACCTTCAAACCGACTGGCATCCCGAGGACGTCAAGGCGGCGATCCGCAAGCAGGGCTCTACCCTGGCAGAACTCGCGTCCACCGCCGGCGTCTCGAAACAGTCCATCAGTGCCGCGATTGATCGGCGCGCTTCCGAGCGTATCGACCAGATCATCGCAGATTTCATCGGTTTGAAACCGCATCAGATTTGGCCCTCCCGCTACAACGCCAAAGGTAAGCGCATCCGCTACCGCGCGGCACCCGCAGCCCCGCAGGTGCACGCATGAAGGGGGCGTATCACACTCCGCGCAAAGCGCCAACGTCCCCTGTTCGTTCCCAACTCGACCCGTCTCAAGACGGCACAGTGACCGGCAAACTGCCGGGCTTCGTCTCGGCAAAGGAGCTGGCTGCTGCTGCTTTGCCCGGCCTGCCGACAACGCACAGCGCGATCGTGCGACGCGCCGCCGCCGATGGATGGGCCTATATCGATCGGGTCGGGCGCGGTGGCGGACGGCTGTATCGCGTCACCGATTTGCCGGTCGATGCGCAGGCCGCGCTCCGCGACCAGCGCCTGGACGCCGTCAAAGCGGCGCCGGTCGGCCGCCCTCGAGGGTCGGACTATTTCACCCAGAACCCCGACGTGGCCGCGGTGGTCGAAATGTACATCACCGAACGCTGCCTGTCGTCGACCGCCGTCCTGAAGCTGCTGAAGGAGGATTTCGTCCACCTGCCGTCGAAGCGTTCGCTGCAGCGCTTCATCGCCCGACTGGAGGACGAGCGCAAAGTCGTCATCGCCTCGGTGCGCGACCCCGACACCTACAAGGGCAAATATCGCCTCGCCCTCGGTCGCGCCGACGGCAACACCGATCGCGCGCATCAGATCTGGGAAATCGACACCACGCCCGCGGACGTCATGACGACGGACGGCCGCAAGATGGTGCTCGGGCTGATAGACCGCTGGTCGCGCCGCGTCCTGTTCATGGTGTGTGAATCGGAGAGTGCGCAGTCGGTGCGCCGGCTGCTCACCACGGCGATCGCGCGCTGGGGCGTCATGCCCGAAGTCGTGATGACCGACCAGGGCTCTGGCTTCATCAACGGCTCGATCGTCTCTGCGCTGGAGCTGCTGGGCATCGAGCATTGGCCATGCCCGCCGGGATCGCCGGAGAAGAAGCCGCATGTCGAGCGCGTGTTCGGCACCTTCACCCGCGACCGCGCCGAGCTGTTCGACGGCTATCTCGGCCACAACGTCGCCGAGGCGCAGAAACTGCGCGCGCGGGCGCGCAAGCAAACAGGCCGCGCGCTCATCGTGCCCCGCATGTCGGCCGCCGACCTGCAGGCCGCGCTCGATGCGTGGACCGACGGTGAATATCATGTTCGCGAGCACAGCTCGCTGCGCATGACGCCGATGGCGAAATGGCAGTCGACGCCGGTCCCCGCTCGCGCCGCGCCCGCCGGTGACGTGCTGCGCATGGCGCTCTCGGCGCTTGTCGGCCAGCGCACGGTCGGCAAGCGCGGCATCCAGTGGCAGGGCGGTCGCTATTGGGCGGCGGGGCTCGCCGGTTGGGTCGGGCGCGAGGTCATTGTCCGCCGCGACGAGGACGATCTCGGCGAGCTGCTGATCTTCTCGCCCGACGGCTTGTTCATCGACGTCGCGATCAACCACCAGCGGTCGGGCCTGTCGCAGGAAGAATTCGCGACGCAGGCACGCGCCGAGCAGCAGCGTTGGGTCAGCGAGCAAAAGGCCGAGCTGAAGGCTCGGACCCGCGCAACCGGCGTCACCTTCGAAAAGGCGCGCGACAAGCTGCTGCGCCGCGAGGCCGAGGCCGCGGGCAAGCTCGCCCACCTGCCGCCGCCGACCCAGCCGCACTCGACCCCGACGATAGACACGCTCGCGCAGGGCGCGGCCGCGTCGGTGCCGCAGCCGGAGCCACGCGGCCCGCGCACCGTGGCCGCCGTCATTCCGATGCCGAAGAGCGCGGCCCAGAAGGTGCGCGAGGCCGACGCCGTCATCGCCGCCGCCGCGGCGGGGCAGGATGTCGACGCCGACGAGCTGCGCCGTGCGCAACGCTACGCGACCAGCAGCGAATATCGCGCCCACCGCGCGATCGCCGACAGCCTCGGCGCCGCCCGAACCACGTCCGCCTGAGAAGAAGGAGAAGAGCCTTGCACACCTTATTGACCCGGCCCGCACCCGCGACAGCGGGACTGCGCGCGGGCTATGCCCCCCTGACCAACATGGCGCTGCTCATGCAGACGCTGGTCGACTGCACCGAAGCCGGCGAGGACAGCCCGCGCCTGGGCCTCTTCTACGGCTTTTCCGGCTACGGAAAGACCGTGGCGGCCGCCTACGCCGCCGCTCTTTCCGGCGCGATCTATCTCGAGGCGAAGAGCGTCTGGACCGTCCGCGCGCTGCTCGAGGCGATCGCGGCCGAGCTCGGCATCACCCGCTTCGAGCGCACCGCGCCACGCCTGCTGCAGCAGATCATCGACGAGCTTAACCGCGCGCCGCGCCCTGTGATCCTCGACGAAATGGACCACCTGGTCAAAAAGCTGATGGTCGAGGTCATCCGCGACATTCACGACGCGACCGGCGTCGCCATCCTGATGATCGGCGAGGAGGCGCTCCCCGCCAAGCTCAAGGAATGGGAGCGGTTCGACAATCGCATCCTCGTCGCCCGCGCCGCCGAACCCGCATCGGCCGACGATGCCCTGCTGCTCCGCAACCACTACGGCCTCGCCAGCCTGATCGCCGATGACCTCGCGATCTATTTCGCCGAACGCTGCCGAGGCGTCACCCGCCGTATCGTCAACAACCTGCGCGCGGCCCAGCGCCTCGCCGATGCCGAGGGCGTCGATCACATGGACCGGCTGTGGTGGGGCAACCGCCCCGTCGCAAGCGGCGAGATCGCCACGCGCAAGAGCTTTGCGGCATGAGCGCCTATGGCCACGGCCCGACGCGCCGCGAACAGGCTATCCTCGACCTCCATGACGGAGGCAGAAAGCCCGACGACATCGGCAACGAGCTTGCTTTGTCGCCGCGCTATGTACGCGATGTCATCCAACGCCTGGGCAACCCGCTCGTCGGCGACTGGCAGGCGTCGGCAAAGGCGGGAAGCGAAGCGCTGCTCCGGGCGCTGAAACGCCACCACCCCGACCGCTGCGGCTTTGGCGCATGAGCGCGATCGCGACCACCACCCGCTGGGCACCCAACCCGGCGCTCGCTGACCCCGACCAGGCGCTGTGGAGCGAGCTGCGTTTCGCCGCCGCGCCGGTCGACCTCTTCACCCTGCTGATCGGCGCCATTCGCCATTGCGAGGGTGCCCACCCGAAGCGGGGCCAGACCTTCCGCTACCTGGAGCGCACGATCGTGCGCTGGGTCGCGGCAGGCATGGTCGCGGCCACCGGAACACCTGCCCTCTATTCGCTCGAAAGGACATATCTGAACATGGCGTCGCCGCCTGCCTTTCCAAACACCCTGCGGCGCAATCCGTTTCCAAAGCGCACCCAACACCAGCGCCTTTGGTCCGCGATGCGCATCCTCAAACATTTCGACCTGCCCACGCTGACCATGACCGCGCGGGCCAACGAACAAGCCGCCCGACAGATGCTGGGCGTGCTGCAGCGCGGCGGCTGGCTCCGTCGTACCGCGACCGGATGGAGCACCGCGGCCGCGCGGCCCTGGGGATCGGTCGCACCGACCATATCGCGGATCGCCGCCGCCGAGGGCGCGATCATCCGCATCACCGACCATCTGGACGGAACGGTCATCGAACTGCCCGTCCGCCGCCAGCGCAGCCGCGACGCGGCATCCGCCGGGCGGGCCACGTCGACCACATCAGGATCGTCCACCGCAGCCGCGCTGGATGGGGGGGTAAGTTAACCATGTCTGTTAAGGTTAATAACAAGGACTTAAGCAACCTCGACCGCGCGCGATCTGCGTGGGGTGCCGACATGCCGCGCTGGGTCCAGCTGCTCGCGACTGCCTGCGACGCGACGAACCAGCGCGAGGCCGGCGAGAAGATCGGGCGCTCGAGCGGCTACGTCAGCCGGGTCATCAGCAACACCTACAACGGCGATCTTGCCGAGGCCGAAAAGCTCGTCCGCGCCGCATGGGGCGGCGAACAGGTCGACTGTCCGATCTGGGGCCCGATCCCGCTCGCCAGCTGCATGCACGCCCGTCGCCGAACCGCTCCGCCCGTCAACCTGATGCACCACCAGCATCGCCGCCACTGTCCGACATGCCCGAACAACACTGACGGGCATGGGCACGAGCTGGAGGCCTGCGCGTGACCGCCCCGATCCCCACGCGCGCCCAGCAATGGCGCAGCGCCGCCATCGGCTTCGCGTGGCTCTTCCCCGCCGTCTGGCTCGTCGTCGGCGCCGTCCTGGCGGTCGGCCCGTGATCGCCGATCCGCCGCCTTCAGCCGCATCGCGCCTGGCGATCGGGGCAACCCTCATCCTGGCCGGCGTCCTCGTGGCCGCCGCCATCCTGTTCACTCCGCTGATCTGAAGGGATCGATATGGCCCGCCGCAAGTCCAAACCCCAAACCGCACCCTCGACTCTGCCCGAAGCGATCGCGCTCATCGAACGTTACCTCGTGCTCGAGCATGAAATCGCCGCCGCGGTCGCCGAAGCCGACAAGGCGATCGCCGCGATCCAGGCGACCCGCGACGAACTGGTCGCGCCGTTCGGTGCCGAGGTCGAGAATATCTTCCTTCAGCTCCGCGCATGGTGGTCCGTCGCCGGCCCTGACATCGCCAAGGATCGTAAGTCGATCGAGCTGGCCGGCGCGAACATCGGCCTGCGCATGACGCCCGGCAAACTCAAGAACCCGAAGGGGGTCAAGAAGGATGCTGACGCCGTGCTGTTGGTCCAGGCGATCGTCGCGACATGGCCAGGTGCGAAGGAGCTGCTGCGCACCAAGATCGAGCTGGAGAAGAAGGAGATCGTCAAGCGGCTGAACGTCACGACGTCGGTCTGCCCGATCACGCTTCGCCTGCGCGAGCTGGGCTTCACCGTCGCCCAGGGCGACGAATTCTTCATCGATCGCGCCGCGCCGAAGGAAGCCGACCCCGACGTCGTCGACGTGCCGGAGCCCGAGATCGTGGAGGCACGGCCATGATCAAGGTCGAATGCTCGGCGCGCGGCGCCGATCGCCTCCTGCTGCAGCTCGCAAACGGGTGGACTGTCGGCATCTGGCCGCAACCCGACGGCATGGCGGTGATCGGCGCCTGGGCCGCGCACACCGATCATCCCGTAGCGGGGCGCCTCAGCGTCGTCGGCGACACCTTCGTCAACGCCGACGGCATCGCGCAGTTCCTTACCGAAATGGCCAGCAATCCGCAGGTGAAATCGCCCGTCGGGGCGGATCAGGCCGGGAGGTTCACGCTGTGAGCAGTTTCCTCACCGTCCCCGCCCGCACCACGATGACCGCCGTATTCCACGGCGACAATCAGGGCAGCTTCGGCATCGCCGTGATCGACGGCCAGCTGTGCTTCACCATCGCCGAGCATGGCGGAAACCGCGTGATGGTTGCCCGCCTCGATCAGGCGAGCGCCGAGGAGTTCTGCGGCCTGCTCGCCGACCACCTGCCGTCGATCGCGCGCGGCGCCGTCGACGCCGCCAAGCTGGGAGAGGCGCTGTGCGCGAGGCGACAGTAACCGAAGCCGTAACGCTTCGCGTCCACCGCTTCCATCGCTGGATGCCCCAGCTGGTGGCGGCGGCGGCCGAGATCGGCGGCACCGACCCCGCGATCCTCGTGGGGCCGGGGCGTGCGCCCTGGGCCGTCACGCTTCGCGATGCGATCGTCGTCGCCGCGGTCGACGTGTTCGAAAAGAACTGGTCGGCGATCGCTCGCGACCTCGGCGGCCGCAACCATGCGGCCATCATATGTTCCTACAACCGCGGCAAATTGCGCCTCGGTACCGACGGCGAGTTTCGCCAGCTCCTGCCACTGATCCTCGCGATCGCGCGCGCGATCAAGGGCGCCGAACCCGCCGTCGTCGACGTCGAACCGCAGTTCGCGCTGTGAAGCCGAACCCCGGCCATTGCCCCGAGGAGGCCGAAGGCAAGCGCGTCCGCGTGCGTCTGGCCGACGGATCGATGGCCACCGACGTGCCTGGCGCCGCACCCGGATGGCCCGCCGACGGGCGGGGCGGCTGCCGCTGGACGCTGACTGGCTCCCCTTTCGACATCGCTGAATATGAGGTGATTTCATGACCCCCAACCAGTTGAAGGTGCTCGACTATGTGCGCGAGCGGATCGAGATAACGGGCGTCGGCCCGTCGTACGACGAGATCCGCGAAGCCCTCGGCCACAAGAGCAAATCCTCCACCTCGCGCATCGTCGATGCGCTCGTCCGCGAGGGCAAGTTGTTCCGCAAGGAAGGCCGCCACCGTGGCCTCTCGCTCACGTCGCATTCGCTTGCCGAGGTGCCGACCGCCGACCTGCGCGCCGAGCTGGCGCGCCGCAACCATGGAGAACCGAAATGAGCATCGTCGTCGAACGCGGCATCCCCATGCCGCGCGCGCCCAAGATGAGCGGGAAGATCGTCTATCCCTTCGGCGAAATGGAGGTCGGCGACAGCTTTAGCGTCCCGTTGACCGGGGAACTGTCCAGCGACGGCAACACCGACAAGGCCTATCGCCGCATCTCCTGCGCCGCCGCGTCGTGGAAGCGCAAGAACGGCCGCGATTTCTCGACCCAGATCGACCGCGCGAATTCGATCGTCCGCTGCTGGAGGATTGCATGAGCCACTATCTCCCCGACGAGGCCGCCTACGCGGCAACGTGCTGCGCGTCCCGGTCGGCCGCGCCGCCCTGGACGAGGCGCGCCGGGCGGGCGTCATCGCCGCGATCCGCGAAAAGAAGATGACGATCGCCGACGCCGTGCCTATCCTCAAAACGTCGCGCAGCTATCTGAGCCACCTCGTCAACGGGACGAGCGAAGGCGAAGAAGCGGCACCCTATGTGCCGAAGCGCTCGCGCGTCGACCCGCGCCAGCTCGATATGTTCGCCCCGTCGGCTGATCCGCAGTGACGCGCCGGCCTCGCCCCGAAACGATCGCGCTTGCGCGCTCAATGGCAGTGCGGGCGGCGGAAGACCCTCCCGCGATCATCGTGAAGTATCTTGCGCGCCGCCTGTGGGCGGCCCTCAAGGCGCGCGATGGCGGCGAAGCGATCCGGGATTTCCTGTCGCAGGACGCGATGGAGATACTCGATCCGACCTATCAGGCCGCGGCGATTCTGCTCGGCCGCGGCATCTATGTCGAACCATGCCGACGCTTGATCCCCGGCCAGCCCCTGGTCTATCTCGCGACATGGCCGGGCGGCGCCAGCCGCAATATCACCGAGGCTGAACTCCTCGAACTTGCTGGACTTTCTTCGCCCCCCGTCCGCTGACGGACACCGGCCCGCATCGGCCACCCATGACACTGTGACCTCCACGCGCGGCGCCTGAAAGGCGCCGCAGATTGCATCCGCATCTGGGGGTTTCATGATTACCGTCTTTGGTTGGATTTCAACGCTCTGGCCGATCGCGGTCGTCATGACGCCGGTCCTCCTCGCGATCGGCCTTCTCTGGCTCCGGACCAAGTTCCCCGATGTCGCCGCGTTCAACCAGGCGCAGGTCAAGATCGCCACTCTCGAGACCAAGGTCGAACTGCTCGAGCAGCGCGTAAGCCAGATCGACAACGACATCGACAGCGAACCGACCCGAGCACAGGTGCTCGACAAGATCGGCAATGCGATCGAGCGCCTCAGCCGCCTGGAGGGCAGCTTCGAATCGATCGAACGCCACATGAAATCGCAGAGCCAGTGGATCCAGGCACTCGCGCTTCCGCAGGGAGCACGCTGATGCTCCACGAAAAAATCCGCCCGCTGATCCGGCGCGCGATCCTCGACCTCGTCCTCGATGTCGGCGGCGAGGTGAACGACGACGACGTCACCATTCTGCTCAACGAGCTGGGCCACCGCGTCGGCGCGCCTGACGTCGTCGACGAATTCGACTGGCTCGGCGCCAAGGAACTGCTTAAGGTGCAAAAATATCCCGCTTACACCGTCGTGTCCTCGACCAAGCTCGGGCGCGCGATTGCGGCGGGCACGATGCGATACGAAGGCGTCAGCCCCCACAAGACGGGGGAATGACATGGCGCCCCGCTCCTCGATCGAGAAAAATCCCGCGCTTCAGGCCGCCGTCGAAAAGCTGATCGCCGAGGGCGAGCACTCGATCGACGATATCCATGAAGCGGTCGCCGAATATGGCGTCTCGCGCTCGGCCGTCGGCCGCTATGCCAACCGCTACCGCCCGATGGTCGAAACGATCATCCGCGACCGCGCCGTCCGGCAGGCGATGCACAAGCACCTGCCCGATGGCGTCGACACCGGGCTGATCGATATCGCGATCCACCGCGCGCAATCCGAAGTGCTGCGCGCGCTCGACACGATGGGCGACGAGGACGAGCCCGCCAGCCCCGACCGGATCGCCAAGCTCGTCCGGTCGCTGGGCGGCGTGATCAAGGCGATGCGCGACAAGCGCGCGTTCGAGGACGAAATCCGCGCCAGCGAACGCAACAAGGCGGCCGACGCCGCCGCGGCCGCCGCGAAGGATGCCGGCGTCGGCGATGCGCAGATCGACGTCATCCGCCGCCAGATCCTCGGCATGAAGGCGAAGTGAAGGCGGCGCCGGCCTCGCCGCGCGCCTATATGCGCGCAGCCGGCAGGCGGCCCGAGGACGGCGTATTTGCGCCCGTGCCGTGGAAGCTCGCCTATGCGTTGCGCGACCATGCCCAGGCGAAGGGGCTGAAGATCGACAAGCTGGAGCGCAGCCGGGCGAAAATCTCGGCCAGCCTCTACCTCACAATGCGCGACGCCGCGGGCCGCCAGTGGCGGATGCGGATCTCGAACCACCTTCGCCCGCGTCGCACCGGCCACGCGATGCCGCACCTCGATTTTGTCAGCTTCGACGGCAGCTCGGGCCTCGCCCTCGGCTGTTCGATGATCGACCGCATCGTCTCCGGCGCCGCCGAATGGTTCGACGCCGACGCAACCGTCCGCTGCCTGCCCCACACCAAGCGCCGGAAGGGGATGCGCCAATGTCGGAGGTAGCCGCCCCCGAAGTCCTGCTCCCATACCAGCAGGAAAGCCTTGCCCTGGCCGACGAGCATCAGCTGCTGATCGTCGAGAAGTCCCGTCGCATCGGCTTGTCTTATGCGTTCGCGCCCTATGCTGATCTCGCCGCCTCGGCCGCGCGTGCGCCGCAGAACGTCTATTACATCGGCTACAACCTCGACATGGCCCGCGAATTCATCGGCTATTGCGCCGATTTCGCAAAGGCCTTCGACGATGTCGTCGTGTCGCTGCCGGACGAAAATGTCGCTTACGTCGTGAAGCGCGAGGATGGCAGCTTCCTCGATGCCAAAGGCGATGTCCTGGTCGACGCCAAGGACGCCGATTATCGCCGCGATCAGGTGGTGACCGAAGCGCAGGGTGGCTTCCTGATCAACGGCGACGCGGGCAAGTCGGTGAAGGCTTTCCGCGTGGACTTCCCCTCAGGCAAGGCCGTCGCAGCCCTCCCGTCGAGCCCTCGATCGGTGCGCGGCAAGCAGGGCATCTTCATCATCGATGAAGCGGCCTTTCACGACAACCTCGAGCAGCTGATCAAGGCCATCCTCGCGGCCCTGATGTGGGGCGGCCAGGTCATCGTGATTTCGACCCACGACGGGACCGATAACTATTTCAATACGCTGATCGAGGAGATCCGCGCGGGCAAGCGCGCCGGCTACGTCCAGCGCATCACCCTGAAGGACGCGATCGCCGCGGGCCTCTACAAACGCATCTGCCTGGTCAACGGCAAGGAATGGACGCTGGAGGCCGAGCAGGCATGGGAAGCGGGCATCCGCAAATCCTATCTCGAGGCCGCGGACGAAGAGCTGGACGTGATTCCGTCGCGCGGGTCGGGTACCTATCTCGCCCGCGCCACGATCCTCGAGGCGATGTCGAAGGACTTGCCCGTCGTCCGCTTGCGCTGCCCCGACGGGTTCGAGCGCTGGCACGAGGATCGCCGTCGCGACTGGCTGCTCGAATTCCTCGAGGCCGAGGTCAAGCCCTGGCTCGCGAATTTCGATCCCACACGCCGCACTTTCATGGGGCAGGATTTCGCGCGCAGCGGGGACGTCTCGCCCGTCATGTTCGGACAGCATGACGAATACATGCGCCTCGTAACGCGCCTGACGCTCGAGATGCGCAATGTGCCCTTCTCGGATCAGCAGTTCATCATCGAATGGCTGATCAACCGCGTGCCGCACTTCGCGCGCGGCAAGGTCGATGGTCGCGGGAACGGCTCGGCGCTCGCCGAAGCCCTGCAGATGCTGTTCGGCTTCGATGTCATCGAAGCGGTGATGGCCAGCGACAAGACGTACCTGCAGTACATGCCGCTGCTCAAATCGGGCATCGAGGACCGCAACCTTCTCCTCCCGTTCGACGAGGGCGTCCTCGACGATATCCGGATGATCAAGCAGGTGCGCGGTGTGCCGAAGATCCCCGACTCGCCGCGCGCGAGCAAGGAGGACGGCAAGATCGCGAAGCGCCACGGCGATACCGCGATCTCGGCAATGCACCTCGTCGCCGCCGCGAACGAAGATCCCGGCGACATCGAATTTCTCAGCTCCGGCAACCGCGCGACGACGGGCGGCGAGATGGAACTCACCCAGCGCGGCTTCGGCACCGTCGCGCGCAAGAATGATGGAGGTTACGGGCTATGACTGGTCCCAGGGGCACGCGCACCCGCGCTGCCAAGACGACGCTACCCGCCGATCTGGCGGGCGAGATCGCCACGACGGCCGACGGCCGCGACATCACCCAGCCGTTCATCACTGGCCTGCGCGAACCGAAAGACCCGCGCCTCGCCGGCTCGGTCGATTGGGGCATCTACGACCGCATCCTGCAGGACGATCAGGTCTTTTCGACGATGCAGCAGCGCCGCGGCGCCGTGGTGTCGCGGACATGGGACGTCGTGGCCGGCGAGGAAACCGACCCGCGATCTGTCGCCGCGGCCGAGGCGTTCAGCAACACGATCGACCGCATCGGCTGGGACCGCATCACGGGCAAGATGCTCTGGGCGGTCTTCTACGGCCCTGCAGTCGCAGAAATCATGTGGGAGGTCCGCGACGGCCTGATCGACATCGGCGCGATCAAGGTCCGCCACGCCCGCCGGTTCCGCTATGACGTCCAGGGTCGCTTGCGCCTGCTGACATCGGTCGGCGGCCTCGGCGAGATCTTGCCGGATCGCAAATTCTGGGTGTTCAAGGTCGGCGGTACCAACGACGACGAGCCCTACGGCCGCGGCCTCGCCGAATGGCTCTACTGGCCGACGCTGTTCAAGCGCAACGGCATCCGCTTCTGGAATATCTTTCTCGACAAGTTCGGTTCGCCGACCGCCATCGGCAAATATCGCCCCGGCACTCCGAAGGCTGACCAGGAGCGCCTGCTCGAGGCGCTCGGCGCGATCTCGACCGACAGCGGCATCACGATCCCCGAGGGCATGGCGGTCGATCTGCTCGAGGCCGCGCGATCGGGCACCGCCGATTACGGCACGATGGTCCGCTACATGGACGCCGCGATCGCGAAGATCGTCCTGTCGCAGACGATGACCACCGACAACGGATCGAGCCGCAGCCAGGGCGAGGTCCATGCCGATGTGAAGATGGAGGTGGTCAAGTCCGACTCCGACCTTCTTTCCGACAGCTTCGCCGAGGTCGCGCGTTGGTGGACCGACCTGAATTTCGGCCCCGACGTCGCCGCGCCGCGCGTCATGCGACAGGTCGAAGAGGAAGAGGACGTCCAAAAGACCGCCCAAACCGACGAGGTACTCGACCGGCTCGGCTGGCAGCGCACCGACGAGAGCTTCAACGACACCTATGGCGAGGGCTACGCCCGCAAGCCGAAATCGGAAACCTCGGCCCCCGGTGGCGACGACGTCCAGGTCGACGATCCCGATGCCGGCGAGGACGATCAGCCCGAAAAGGCCGATCCCAACGTCAACGACCGCAATATCAGCTTCGCGGCTGACGATCCGCGCCCGCTTTACGTCCATCGGCCGCTGAAGGAGGAAAGCGCGCTCGAGCTGCTCGCCTGGGCGCGCGAGCAGGGCTTCACCCGATTGATGGACCCGAAGGATCTGCACACCACCGTGATGTATTCGCGGCGCCCGGTGAACTGGATGAAGATGGGCGGTTTCTGGGGCTGGGGACCGGACACCAGCGACCATCTCGTACCCTATGGCGGGCCGCGCCTGGTCGAACGCATCGGCAGCGACGGCGCCGTGGCGCTGCACTTCTTCTCGGGCCACCTCAACCAGCGCAATCGCGAGATGCGCGACGCCGGCTGCAGCTGGGATTACCCCGACTATCTGCCGCACATCACCTTCACCTATTGGCAGGGCGACGTCGACCTGTCGAAGGTGACGCCGTTCCGCGGCGAGCTGCGCTTCGGCCCCGAGATGTTCGAGCCGCTCGAGGAGGATTGGCAGACGCGGATCCGCGAGGCGAGCTTCGCCGAGACGCAGGCCGAAGCCCCCGACAGCGCCACCGACAAGCTGGTCGACGATCTGATCGCCGAGGACGGCTACCGCGCCGTCCGCGCGCTCACCGAACCGATGCTCGGCGCTATTCGCGCCGCTCGTTCGCCCGAGGAACTGCTCGCCACCCTCGGCCTCACCCCCGGCGACGAGGCCCCGATCGCCGCCGACCTCGAGGCCGCAGGCCTCGCCGCCACGCTCGATGCTGACGATGGAGAATGACCATGACCGATGAAACGATTGTGACGCAGGTGGACGAACGCAGCCCCGCGCAGTTCTTTTTCGAGATGGGCTTTGGCGCTTGCTACGCCGAAGCGATGATCAGCAACGGCAACAAGGCGCCGTTCCCGTTGAGTGATGCCGAGATCGAACGGCAGTGGGCGATCTCTCAAGATGCCTATGATGATCCCGCCGAGCTTGAAGCCATGCTCGCCCATTCACGACCATCGCAAGCCGATGCGGGGGAGGGATCGCACGGCCTCTCCGGAGACGTCGGGATGGCAGTTCACGAAGCAATAGCGCTGATTGACGAGATCAACGAGCGATCACACTCGCGCAGCCACTGGGGTATCGGACAAGGATTGCACGCCAAGCTTTGCACAATCCGCTCAACGTTGAACCGTCGCCGCGTCGAACAGCAACGCGCCGCCCTTACCGAGGGAGCGGAGTGATGGACCCGAAATGCCCCCAATGCGGGCGGTCACAGCACAGCCCACGTTGCGACTGCCCGTCCAACATCATGAACCAGCCGAACCCGGCTCGCGATGAAACTCTGCGTGTGATGCAGACCGCCAAGCCTTTTTCATCGCGGAACAAAGGAGTGGAGTGATGACGGGCCATCCGACACAAGAAGAGACCGTCGCCATGAGCGCACTTGCCGAAGCTCTCGTCCGCGAAACCGTTCCCGCAGCCAAGTCCCTCGGCCTCGACGAGATCACGACGGCGATGGCCCTCAGCTTCGCCGCCACGAAGATCCTGCATCGCGGCGCTGCAACGCCCGAACTCGCGCTCGAAGCCGTCGCCATCATGAACGCCAGCGCGATGCAGTCGATGGCCGACATGATCGCGGGCGGCGACGCGCCCAACCAGCGGAGGCAGTAATGGACCCTACATGCTTCTCCGTAACAGACCTCGTGCGCGCCTTCCTGCTCGGTTTTGTCGCGAAGGCGGCGCTCGACTTCACGGTGTGGTTTCTGTTCGAACGGAGGCAGTGATGGCCGGAGCAACGGAATTCCCGACCGACTACTCCATCGCGCGGGCATTGCGAAACGGCGGTCGCGCTTATCACGTTGCTGATCGGCTCGGCATTCCCGATCGACATCTTCGCCGCGTCACGCGCCGACTGCAGTCGTTGGAAAAATCAGGAATGGTTCGTCGGTCGGAACGCTATTCGGTGCCTAACAGCTATTTTTGGGAGCTGACCGATCGCGGCGCGGATTGGGTGAACGCCGGGGTCTCCTGTGGCTGATCGCCCCATCCTCTCCGATACGATTTACATGGACCCAGGCGACATCGTCGCCGCCTGGACCGAGCGGTCGGGCTATCTCTTCTCGACGCATTGGACCGACACATGGATGGAGGAGCACGCCGCAGCCTTCACCGTGGCGAAGGTCGCGAAGCTCGATCTCCTGGTCTCGATCCGCAACTCGCTCGACGACGTCATCCGCAACGGCGGCACCTTCGAGCAGTGGAAGGCCAATCTGCTGCCGGATCTGAAGAGGCACGGCTGGTGGGGCGTCGTGGAGAACGAGGCGCTGACCGGAACGCCTGAACCCGTCGTAGTCAACGATCGCCGTCTACGTACTATCTACCGCACCAACGTGCGGATGAGCATCGCGGCGGGCCGCTGGCGCAAATATCAGCGTGAAAAGGCGCTATTCCCCTATCTCCGCTACCTGTCGGACCACTATCGCAAGCACCCGCGCCTCAATCACAAGAGCTGGCACGGCCTGATCCTTCCGGTCGACCATCCCGCGTGGCAGTGGCTTTTCCCGCCGAACGGCTGGGGCTGCAATTGCCGCGTCGAACAGGTCAGCGAGGCCCGGATGCGGCGGATGGGCTGGAAGGTCGGCGAGGCGCCCGATCCGCCGCGCCACGACTTCATCACCGCCGCAGGCGAGATCGTCTCAGTGCCCGAAGGCATCGCGCCGGGCTTCGGCTACAATCCCGGCACCGCCCATCTTCGCGTCGTCGCCGATCGCGCGACCGCGTCGCTGGCGTCGGCGCTCGACGCCGGCCTCGACCAGCTCGCCCGCCAGACGCTCCGCGAGCTGGTCAACGATCCCGCGTTCGAACAGTTCGCCGCGATGCCCGAGGGCGTGTTTCCGGTCGCCATCATCGATGACGCGCACCGGGCGCTGATCGGATCGAACTCGCGCATCGTCGTCATGCCCGCGGGCGTCTATCGCAAGCAAAGCGGCGCGGCGCCGGAGATATCGGCGGGCCACGCCGAACTGACGATCGGCGACTATCGCCTGCTCCCCGACATCATCGATCGCGCGATCGTGATCGCGAAGCAGGGGGACAGCCGGCTCGTCTATTTCGCCGATGAGGCCGGGCGCATCTGGAAGGCCGTTGTTCGCCAGGACAGCGGCGACGCGCTCCCGATCATCGTCAGCTTCCACAAGAGCCGCCCGCGCAACATCACGCCCGAGACGCGCAATCTCGACATCGTGCTGGATAATCGCCGGTCATGAGGGATGGGGCAACGAGCGGCAGGGACTTCCTGTCCCCTGCTGAACGGTCGATGGCCAGTGGCCTCGCGCTACGGAGGGAAGAATTCACCGCGTCGCGCCCGTTGCCCGGCCCATATAGCACCGCAGGCGTTAATTCTCAATTCCCGCTGTCGAAGGCGGGGGAAAGGGCGTTGGCGCGCCCTTCATCCGACGGACAGCAGCCGTCATGGCCCAACCGGTCCCGCTCTAGATATCGAGGAGCTGGACCATCCCGCCTGTCCGACCGGACGCGGGAACGAATAGGGAACATTGGTAGCTGTGTCGAGTCCGTCTTTCACTCCGGCCGCGGGGCTGTTGCCCATCGCGCCCACCCGTCCCGTCGCCGGCTATATCGGTGGCAAGCGCAACCTCGCGAAGGTCATCGTCCAGCGGATCGCCGCGATCCCGCACACCACCTATGCCGAGCCGTTCGTCGGCATGGGCGGCATCTTTCTGCGCCGCGACTATCGGCCGAAGGCGGAGGCGATCAACGACTGGTCGGCCGATGTCGCGACCTTCTTTCGCATCCTGCAGCGGCACTATGTCGCGTTCATGGACATGCTTCGATTTCAGCTGACGACGCGCATCGGCTTCGAGCAGCTGCTCCGCACCGATCCGACCACGCTGACCGATCTGGAGCGCTCCGCGCGCTTCCTCTATCTCCAGCGGAATGCGTTCGGCGGCAGGGTGTCCGGCCGAACCTTCGGCGTCTCGCCAACGACGGCCGCGCGCTTCGACATCACCAAGCTCGCACCGCTGCTCGAGGCCGCGCATGAGCGCCTGGCCCCCGTCGTCATCGAACGCCTGCCCTGGGCAGACTTCATCGCCCGCTATGACCGTCCGGGCACACTCTTCTATCTCGATCCGCCCTACTACGGGTCGGAGAAGGACTACGTCGGTGACGACGGCAAGCCGCTTTTCGGGCGTCCCGAGTTCGAGGAAATGGCCCAGCTGCTGGCGTCGATCAGGGGGCGCTTCCTGCTCAGTCTCAACGACCATCCGGACGTGCGCGAGATCTTCGCCGGCTTCGATTTTGAGGAGGTTTGGACCACCTATCAGGTCGGCGGAAACGACAAGGCGAAGGCCGTCCCCGAGCTCATCATTTCGGGCGGCCGCGGCGGCTGAGCTCGCGTCAATGTTCGCGTCAATGTTCGGGCGACCGCGCCACAAATTTGGCGCGGTCGAGAGCCGCAGAAATCAGCCAATCCTCGCGTCAATGTTCGAAAACCGCATAACTTTGACGCGCGGACGCATTTCTGCGGCTTTAAGGGCGGTTGAAGGGCCGATTTCGGGAGCAAAACGCGCGAGCGCGCCAAAAATTATCCGTCCCACTTCGAAGTCGCGAAAATCCCACTTTTCAGCCACTCTCATCCCGCTGCTGTGCCCCGATGTCCCCGCATATCCCGCGAAGGTAATTAATGGCGCGTCACACGGAATCGTTGGTCGCCCCGCTTCATCACACGGCCCGCGTGAAAGTCGGCACGCCATTTGTTCATGAAATGTTCCACGCGGCAGATCAGGCTGCGACCGGGCGCGCGTCCTCCGCGCAGGTCGCTCACCAGCCGCGGATCGTGCGCTGCGGCACGACCGAAAACGCTCGGCGGCATCCGCGATTCGGCCAGAAAGGCCTCGATCCGGTGCAGCAGGTTTCGCTCCATAGTTCCTCCTGTTTTCTTCCCATTCCCAAGGCGACTCATCCGATAGGATATTTCCTATCTGATGCCAATTTTCCTACTTGTCTAGGAAAAATCCTATCGCTATATGCGAAATAGGAAGGACCAGTTTCCGGTGACCCATGACTGATTTCGATCTCGACCCGCGCGCCACGCTCGACCGCCTGCTGACCGAAAAGGGCGTCGATTATGCGCAGCTCTCGCAGCGCATCGGGCGCAACCCCGCCTATATCCAGCAATATATCAAGCGTGGCTCGCCGCGCCGGCTGGCGGAGGAGGATCGCGCACGCATCGCCGCCTATCTGGGCGTGTCGGAAGCGCTGCTCGGCGGCCCTGCGCCGCGTGTCGCGGTGCCAACGCGATCGCGCGGCGGCGACATGGTGCTGGTGCCGAAGCTCGCGATCGGTGCTTCGGCGGGCGCGGGGGCGAGTGTCGACGGCGAAACGGTGGAGGGACAGGTCGCGTTCGATCCCAAATGGCTCCGCGACCTCGGCGCCGACCCGCGCGCGCTCAGCATCATCCGCGTCGAGGGCGATTCGATGGCCCCGACGCTCAGCGACGGCGACGATATCCTGGTCGACGGCGGCGA